CCCTCAGGGGACCTACCCATTAATGGATCTCTGCATAATTAGTACCTATCTTTCCAGCACCATCCATACACTCTACCCCCACAGTCTTAGGTGCCTCACGGAAACCTTCAACAGAGATATCAAGTACAGTCTGTGCATGTTTAGTTGGTGTAACCCATGCAGTCTCATCATGATAGAATAAGATTGGATAGGTGTCTTCAATGCCTAGTTCCTTGATACGCTTATATTGGTGAACCAAGGCTGCTTTGCATGTGATACCCTCAAGGGTCTGGAGTAAGTAGTTGAGTAGTTGGTGTTCAGAGCCCACGATTACACGTCTGCCATCTGCACCTGTTATAAACCCAGTACCTACCTTCATCTTTGTATGGTTAAACTCCTTAGATAGTTTACTCTTCAGCTCTGCAAGCTTAGGGAATGCACCATCGAACTTAGCTCTTGCTACCTTACCCTGCTGAGGTGATCGCTTACCATTGATAGTCTCACCAAGCTTTGCATCCCCAGCACCGAACAGGTACGCATATAGGAAGTTCTTTGCAAGCTTACGAGTAGTACCAACGATCTTAGCATTACGTGTATGGAAGTCTGTACCATCATCCTCTTCACCTTCACAGATCATAGCAGTCATATCAGGATCACCTACATAGTGAGCCAGACCACGGGCTTGGTTTCCGGCAGAGTCTGCACCTATGAGCTTCATACCTTTCTCACATGTCAGTAGACTTCGTAGCTCCTTGCCATAAGGCGCATGAACACCGGGGATGTTTACAATCCCGCGATGTCGGCATCGGAAACTAGGGGTACCAATAGTAAACATGTCACCATGTAAACGTTTATCACCCCACTCCTTGACACTCTCCATCCAAGCTTCAACAGTTGCTAATCTATTACGCATCATGTAGTAGCTACCAATCATCTGACCCACCTGACCTAAAGGTTCCAAGGAAGACTCAGTCAGCTTAGGTGATTGATTGACCCACCTGTTGTTAATCTTCTTAACAGTGTAGTCATCAGGCTTCCACCCTATATCCATCAGATACTTCTTAACTTCAATCATCTGACCCAGACGGACTTCATTGAACTCTACTCTGGAGAAGGGACCTATGACATAACCACTGGATGCTCGGGTTCCAATCTCAATATTGAACCAGTCAGTCACAGATTTATAGTATTCACCATTCTTCTTGACCAACTTATCAACTTCCTTTGTACCCTTCATGACACACACCTTACCTAGCTTAGGTTCAAGGTCATCCTCAATAGCTTCCATTCGCCACTTGAGCTCACGTTGTAGCTTCCTTGCACCCCTCATATCAAAGACCCAACCCTTGGCTGTGATCTCTGCGTTAACAGATGCGAAGTCATGCTCCAACTTGAGTCCCTGCATGAACAGAGGCTGGTTCTTAGCTTGTGCTCTTGCTTCCTTGACGAGACGCTCGTACACCTTTGTGTTGAGTGTTACGTCTTGGATACAGTAGGTAAGCATGTCCTGATTGTAATGAGACCAGTCATTATAGTCACCCTTTGGGTACTTAAAGAACTCACCCCAACCTGCAAGTCCATGTCTATGTTGTCGTACATATCGACAATACTGTGACATCAGGAAGGTATCCCAGATCTTCTGAGAAGGCTGAGGTTCCCACCCCTTGAGACGTTTAAGTACAGGTAGGTCGTAACCTATGATGTTATGTCCGGCTATTAGGTCGGCCTCTGAGAGCTTCTGAAGGCCCTCATCAAGAGAGGGGTAGTCCTCATCATGATCCGTGAAGGTAAAGATTTCCTTTGTTTCAACATCCTGCATCACAAGCATCCATATCTCGGATACCTGAGGGATCAGGCCATTGGTTTCAAGGTCCCATATTAGTTTAGTCATAGTGCTAGTCCTCCAAAGACTATTGAACAGTTTATAGTGACGTAGTGTTCAGGTCAATTAGTTTAAATAGTTACTTCACAACCACCACCACCACAGGCAGCTTCGGCACTCAGGTCTGTCTCATCTGCTGACTCAACAATGTTCTCCAGATTAATAGAGGTAAGTGAACTCTCCATCATACGGTACTTCTCTTCTGTGATATCCTCAAAGGGTGCTTGGATATATGTTCCACCATTATATGGTAGCACTGAGATACCATTGAAGGTGCTGCGGTTCTTCCACATCCATTCACCTACAAGAGGCCACTCATTATCCTTGACTGATATGGTACATGACACATTGTGGGTGTTCTGACCTTCTCTGTGTCCCTGTGCGACCCATTCAGTATTAAACCTACGTACCCTATCAAGTAACTCAACGGGACTCTCAGTGCGCAGTATGGAGCCCTCAGGTGCTGCTTGTGGGATCTCGATTACTGCTTGCGATTGAGGATTGAAGTACTCATCTTCCACAAGTTCAGGATGGTTCTCTGCAAAGTATGAATACAATGCTTCGTTCTTACCAATACGTTGACGCCTAATGTAAAAGTCATTATGCCAAGCGTGAACACCAGAAGAGCTACCCAGAACACAACTACTAGTGCCGGAAGGCTTAACAGTAGTGCAACGAGCTGCAATATTAATCCCAAGGAGCTGGGATACTCTTTCGTTTTCATTCTTTACAACCTCTGCTGCTTCATTTAAGTCGTAGTTTAAGATAACACCTGAGCCAATGCCAGTCATACCAACACCGATCAATGCATCTTTCTCAGTGGTCTCACGCCATACATCACGTAAGTAATGGAAGTCTGTGTAGCCTGCCTGTAAGGTTCCAATGAAGGCTGCTGCTTTAGATCGTTGATTGAGATCATCTTGAGATGTGATATCTGATACATTCAGCTCACATAAGTTGCAGAATTGATAAGGTCGTAGGGCTATCTCACAACATGGGTTGGTCCCCCAGTCCTTATCGTTAGAGAAGTACACTCCGGGCTCACCTGAACCTGATAGTTCTACTCGTTTCCATAGGTTCTGGAACTCACTTGCTGTGATCTTATGGCGTAACATGACTGCTGAGTTGTTCGATCGACCACGTTGAGGGTTATTTTCCCACCACTCACCGACCTTACAGCCAAGCATATCGTTATCATCCATTGAGAACAAGGAGATCATAGCAGCTCTTCGGATACCACCTGTCAATACTGCATCAGCAATGAAGCACATGATGTCATGGACTTCTAGAGTGGTCATGTGACGACCAATAGCTGTGTCAAGTACAGATCTGATACTATGGATGCAATCCTTCAATGGTTGAGGGCCCGGAGCTTTACCTCCAGTGGTGATTAAACGTGCACCCTTAGGTCGGATGTCACGGAAATCAAACTCAACATCCATAAGTCCTTTGAAGTATGCCTCCATAAGGACCTTAATAGCATCTGCCCAGCCCTCAATGTTATCGGATACAAGGAACCTACGCTTACGTTTCTTAGGTCCTGTTAGTTCTGGTAGCTTACGTATGTGATGACGTTGTACTGAGTAACCCACACCTGTTCCACCTAAGAGTAAGAACATAGTCTCTGAGAAGGCTTCGATGTCTTCTACAGGTAGGTAAGCACAGTTATAGATACGGTTAGGAGCAAGCTCAATAGGAGCCCCACCAAACTGTAACGAACGCATAGAAGGAAGTGACTTCTTTTCGTATACGAAGGTATAAGCATCTTCAATCTCATCAAAGAGCTGAGGGTATTTACGTTGGTGCATCTCTTTGTTTCGGGACACCAGTTCATGCCATGTCTCCCTCCGAGACTTTGAGGGGATATACTTGGCGTACTTTGAGAAGATTGTGATGTCTGAGAGGATCTCATTTGATTTGTTCACGAGGATTGGGTTCCTTCTTGTTGAATGTAGTTGTGGATTGCTTCATCTATTCGTAGCTCCGATAGTGAATCTATTAATGTTGTTAGTGTGCTTAGCTCTTCATCGTCAAGTATGTATTGGAGTAGGTAGGGTTGACCCTTATCATACTTCAACACAATAGACTTGAGCCATGTCTTTGTATCGAATGTCATATATCAATTACCTTGCATTGTGTAGTGCCTGTCAAAGGCTTTGGTGATCTCTCGACAGAAGTCTGATCGTACAATATCATCTGGGTTGTTAAAGTCTGTTACACCAATGTTAGTTGATACTTCTGGGAGTGATGTATCAGAGTGCATATCAATCAGTAGCTTTAAGCCTGACTTATTACCAAGACGTGCTTGAGGTATATCACCACAGATAACTACCTTAGAGTCTTTACCGATACGCTTGAGGAACATCTCAATCTCTTTAGGTGTGGTGTGCTGCGCTTCATCAAGGATTACAAAAGAGTTATCAAACGTACGACCTTGCATATATTCAAAAGGCACTACCTGAATACTACCTTCATGTATGTGCTTCTCAAAGGTTCCATTGAGGTGCTTACGTAGTATGTCAGTGTATGGTGTGATCCATGGGGCCATCTTGTCAATCTCTTCACCCGGCAGGAATCCAATAGATTTAGAGTCTGACACGTTAGGTCTGCACAGGATGATCCTGCTATCTCTGTTGTCAATCTTGAATTGAGCTGCACAGGTAGATGCAATGTATGTCTTACCTGACCCTGCAAAGCCTATACCTACAGAGACTACGTTGTCATCAATTGACCTGATGTACTTAGATTGGTTTAGGGATAAGGCTTGTAGGCCTAATGAATTACTCTGCTGTGGTTGCTTTTGCTTCTTCTTCAACTTCTGGCTCTCCGATGATGAACTGTACACTGATTTGTAAACCTTCCTCGTATGCCTTCTCTACAGCTTCAGACACTGATTCATATAACTTCCCCTCAAGATCCATATGGTATTTATTCTCTATCCAGAAGGCGTATAGTGGGTTCAATACTGCTATTACTACAGAAGTTAACACTGCGAGTGCAGCTGTCAACCATAAGATATCAGTTATAATTCCAATCAATTAAAGAACTCCTTGTATTTCTCCATAGGATGTGAGGATCCTGTGATAGTTTCTGTGACTTTGATTGATCCTGAATCAGACATCTTTACAAGCACAGGTATTGAACGTACCCCTAAGGATCTTGCAAGGTTTGCACCTTCAGGTTCTTCAATATCTAATGGTTCATACTCTAAACCTTCCGCGTCTAATCTCTTCTTTAGCATGGTACATGCGGGGCAACTACTTCCAGTTAACATCTTAATCATTTCAATCCCTCTAGTTGTATGAGCAGATCAACGTAGTGTTTGACCTTCTCTAAATCTTGTAGTCCGTTCTTAGACTTCCACCTTGTGATGTACTTTACAATGTTAGCTTCACAGTATGGTAAGTTGTTTGCATGGATGTACTCCAGAGGTTGTATACTTAAATCCTTATAATGACTTCCACCTATTTGAGTATCCAATGGCTTATGATTAGAGGCTCCTTGACAAATACTCCATGGCCCTCCTGACGGATCACTCAGGGTTGGTTCTTGTTTCTCATTTAAACTCATTTTGGGCTCCATTTATTTCTTTTGTCGGTTAGTTAAATTAAAGAGAACCCCATTACGGGGTATCTACTGATACTTTACGGTGTCCATACTTGTCTTCAAGTGTCTCAAAGACTTCTTCATATGTACAGTCGAATATACCCTGCAGTAGGGCTAGTCTTATACCTAATGATATTATAGCATCTACATCTTCTTCTTTAATGTCTATTTCTACTATATCTTTCATCGCCTTCACCTTTGTTTCGTTCATGTTTATGTAGTCTGTTACCTTTACACCAAGGGCATCCACCTTTATTCCTACATGTCCTATCTACAGACTTAGCTCCAGTTAGCCCCTTCCGAGTAGTTCTGCTCATAGCTTTCATCCCGATAGTCTAGTTCATGTACCATGAGACGCCTAATATGAGTCTTCATCTGAGGCTGTGTGGTCAGACAAGCTTTTAGGTGGTTACTGCTCATGTCTGCTAAAGGTAGTTGTTTTAGGGGTTCTTCACCTGACTTACCATATGTACCCCAGATAGGAACCTCACGTACCACTACATGTGGGTCATCGGCATATAGGCTCAACTCAGTAGCAGGTGCATTCTTATTTACACTACGCCTTGCATAATCAAGACCCCCATCTACCATATAGACCCAGCCATTAGCATCTTCATACTGTTTGAAGTCATGTCTGTGTGTAGACTCTAAGATTGTACCATCAGGTGTTTGTATTGCATTGTATATTAGCTTACCTTCCATACTGCTTCTCCTATAAACTAAATGATAGTTCTTATGAACTAAATATTGGTACACTTTAATGTACATAAAACTGCAAACATACGACACTTTGGTGCACTATAGTGTAACCTTTGTGTCACTTTATCCCCATATAGGGGGACTTATGTATACTATTGTGTACACTGTACAGCATCAGAAACTAATGACAGGGAAAGGCAAACGAGTGCCTAGTGTCATGTGCTGCGTTATGCACAGCATCCATAGGTAAGAAACCTACACCAAACATGATGATAGCTCCTAGCATAAAGGCTCCCATGATCT